GCAGTCCCTGAAGAGACGCCCCGCGATGCGGACACTTCAGCCGCTCGTCAATCGTCTTGTCAGCAAACGCAGCGTTTAGTTTGGGAAGCCATCTGGCACGACGCGTCGGATAGTCTGGATACTGCCGTCGGCACTTTCTCCGCTTCATGACAACCGAGCCAATATCCGGACGACTCCCAATCGGCAAGTCCTCGTCGCTGTGAATCACGATGGCAAATATCGACTCAGCACCCCGCAGCGTAACGCGTCCCCATTGCCTCTCATTCAGGAATCTGGCGTCCAGATGGTAATGCATGTCTGCAAATCCGACGAACTCCCCTATCGCGCCCGATTGATTCCATCGTGCGTTTTGCCGACTCGTGCTGTTGCATTGCTGAGAGCAGTTCGTCGCTCGTCATTCCACTGTCAAGAAGCCATTTGATTGTCTCCGGTTTCATTTCTGCTCCAATGCATGGGACACCTTCGACAGACGCACAGTTCCACCGGCCTCAGTCGCAGCGTAGTCGCTCAACAGGTCATTGATGTTTTTGCCAACCCACCCCTCGAACCAATGGCACCAATGGGTGTTTTTCGGGTCTTGAATCACGCCATCAGTCACATGGAAAAACACAGTCAGCCACACACCATCGACAACTCGTCGCCATCGCCATGTCTCAGTCATTGCTCGTCCTTTGCCAACAGGCTCATCCGATACGCATCCTCGCTGGTCTCTTCGTACATGCCTTGAATCACGTCAATGCATTGAAACCCCTGCGACCGAAAAAACAGTTGGGCTGCCAGATTTGTTTCCCGAACGTCAAGCACAATTTCTTCGCGTCGTTGCTGCGACATTTTTTGAACAAGCTTCGCGACCATCTCGGTTCCGATTCCGCGACGACGATGCGATGGAGACACGACAAAATTCGTGACTCGCAACCGTGTTTTGTGAAGCTCGTAGACCATCGCCCCGACGACCTCATCTCCGATTTCGGCAACCATGCCGATACAGTTCCGCTGCGTCAAATGCGATCGATATTCGTCCTCGGACCATGGGAACTCGAATGAAGACTGCTCTATCTCCAGCACTTGCGGAAGATGCCGTCTGATCATCCACCGAACAATGACGGCAGTGTCACTCGCGGTTTCGATCCTGTCGTCCATACTTCTCGCTCCACGCTACGGGATGCACAGCCGCCTTGCGATTCTTGCTTCCCTCGGACTTGTACCACGCTCCCTCGACACGCCAATAGAAACCGTCCGTATCTCTCTGGCCATCATCGTCAAACCGCAGACGAACAGTCCGGCAGGTTGACGGAGGATTCGAGACTGGAATCCACGCCATTTCACTTCCTGACATGCTCTTCGATTCCCTCATTCAGAATATCCTCGAACGACTTTCCGCAGCATTCGCACTTCCATTTCTCGGTCAAATGCGAATGAAGGCATCCGCCCGGTTTGCTCGCCCGCGAAACAGCAACCCAAACAATGCAGTATGCGACGAGACAACTGACTGAGATGCAAATGGTCAACAGCAACATTTCGCCTCCATCGCCATGTTGGAGAAATCGCCATCCTTGGCGATGGCCCTCGCCCGGAAACTACCGCGTCGTGCGGCCCCCATCCTGTCTCAGTGAAACAACCACAACTCAACCAGTGCCGCAATCGGGAAGCCAATCGCCACGGCTACGGCGACAGACTCGACGAGTCTCCATCCGCTCCGGACTGCATAACTCGCGACGCAGAATCCGACCAGCATCCCGGTGACGCTATACATGCCGTAAAGAATCATTGCTCGCCAGTTGCCCTCTTGTGCTCTCGCTGGATTGCCTCGTACACCTCCTGGCGATGAACCGCGACAGTCGCAGGTGCGGAGACTCCGAGCCTGACTTTGTCGCCTCGAATCTCAACGACCATGATTTCGATGTCGTCGCCGATCATGATCTTTTCATCTTTACGCCGAGTGAGAACCAGCATGCTTCGCCTCCGTTCTGGTAAAAACAATCCCCAACCGAGCAAGTCAACGCGACGTTTGCGTAAACGGATCACAACTGGCCGAAGATTTTCCTGCCGATTTTAGCGGACTCCCTTGAGATTTTCGGCAAGAATGGTTCACTCGCGGCGGTTTTATGCTCCGGTTGGGATCTCCGTCGAATGCAAACAGTCACGCTGATCGGCAAGGGTCCGTCGGCCTCTCATGCCCAGGAATGGATAGACTCTGAACCTACGGATGTTGCCGTGATCAATGAAGTTGGCGTGCTGTTGCGTGAGACTCAGCCGATCCATTACGGCTTCTTCACTCACTCCAGCTTTCTCTACAAGATGCCGCATCTGTGGGATCGCATCCAGACATTCAGCGGCCCGTCCGAGTTCCATCACCCGCAACTCTCTGAGAGATTCCCTGACAATCTCCCGGTCGGATTCCCTATCGACAAGTACAGGCCGTATCGAGACTGGAACTGTTGTGGCGACAGGCAGAGCATGATCAACAGGATCGTCAGTGGCGGGATTGTCCATCACCACACTTCCACTGGAGCACATCACTGGCTGGCCAAACAAGGGTACAGGCGAATTCGACTGATCGGGTTTGGTGGCGGGAGTGGATATGCTTCTGGGTTGGATGGACACGTACCTCCAGAAATCAATCTCGGCGAGTGGACCGCGATCCATCGAGAACTCTCCGTTCTTATTGACGCGATCTATGGGACAGAAACGGAGTGGTTTGAATGAAGGCGGTGATTCCGGCAAAGACTGGTTCTGCTAGGGTTCCCAACAAGAACTGGAGGGAGTTCCACGGCGGGAAGTCTCTCGTGGACATCAACATCGAGTCACTGATGGCGGCAGGATTCGCACCGCAATCCATATACGTGAGCAGCGATTCACGGGACAATCTGCGAAGCATCCACGACAGATACGGCGTCCACGTTATTGACAGGGACACGAGAAAGTGCAACATCCAGGACTTCATTCGTGGAATCCTGTCTGAGGTCCCCGGGGATGATGACATCGCCTGGTCTCAGGTGTGTGACCCACTGTTTGACGGGCATGCCACAGTCATGGAAAAGTGGGCACGTCGACGAACTGGCATTGACTCAATCACCGTGATTCACCCGATTAAGCAGTACCTTCTCGACCAGAACATCAGCCCGATTGGGTGGGGATTCCACGAACACCACATCCCAAGCCAGAACCTCCCGACGATGTACACGTTTCCGTTCACGTTCAGCATCCTGACGCGAGAATGCCTGACGCGCTGCGGATACCATGTCGGCCATTCACCATGCTTCCACGTCTCGAATGGTGGTTGCATCGACATCGACACGGAAGAGGATTTTGCGATTGCCCAGTTCCTGTACGAAAGAAAGACCACCCAATGGACCGACACCAGGCAGTAAGCCGCTCGTACCTGATCCCAGGAATGATGTGGCCGCAGGAACTTTGCTGGCTATATGATACGTTCAGCCGGTCTTCGTCGCATGTTGAGGTCGGTTCATTTTGCGGTCGGTCACTGTACGCCTCCACGATGGGGATGCGCCCCGGATCCACGGTTGTCGCGATCGAGCCATTCCTTGGCCTGGGTGATGCAGTCCCGTCTGTGAGTTGGTGGAGGTCTGTGTTCATCTCCACATTGAGAGAGATCGAGCGTCACGAAATCCACATGCGATTGATCGAACAAGCAAATCCCGACGCTGCGACACTTCTGGGAAGTGACCGCTTCGAGACCATCTTCATCGACGGCTCTCACGAATACGCAGACGTTCTCAACGACATCGAATCCATGCTTCCATTGCTGCTGCCCGGAGGAATCATTGCAGGCCACGACTACAGTCCAGCACACCCTGGCGTACAGGATGCTGTTAACGAACTTCTTCCGAAGTTTTCCGTGGAGCCTGGCACCAGAATCTGGAGGTGGATCAAGCCTTGAAGCAACGCCCAGCGGCAGGGCACACGACGATCCCATTCGCTTTGTGAGCAATCATTTCCGCCTGTGCAGCATCTGACTCGAAGAACAGTGCCGGTTTGATCCGGAGCCTCTGCCGCATGAACTCTCGGTAATGTCTCGCTTTGTAATCGGTGATCGCGGATAGCGTCCTTCCACGAAATGATCCATTCCACATCACCAGAGACTTCACTGCCATTCCGTGCCGAGCCAGCCAGTCCATTGTCTCTGTACGATATTTTTCCATTCGGCCAGTCACAATCAGCGGAATCACAGTCTTGCGCACCACAAATGACGTTGGTTCGGCAGTACGAAGGAAGTTTTTGTACCGCTCACCATCATCGTCCTCGCCTGGTCCGCAGTCTCTGCAGAAAATCCCGTCGAAGTCAAAGGCGGACGAATCGCTGAGGACGCTGTTGGGAGCGTTCCATTCCAGTATGTGAGGCCACGGAAGATCTCGTACCCACAGATCCGGCTTCTGGCGAGCGTCTGGGTTTACGTAAACAGCAGCACAGATTGCCGTTGGGTACGTCTTCCAAACAATCGGCATGACCTGCTTGAATGAGTTTCCGGTCATCACCGTGTCGTCGATCACGACTGGCGGCCCTTTGCCCCCGGTGTTGCCGGTGAGTCTCCATCCGTTCCCGGTCTCGATCATGTCTCCCATCGACTGGCGGACGACCGACAGCGGGAGGTGGAGAAGCATCGCGACGAGTGACGCCGGCAGGACGCCAGACCGCGCAACCCCGATGATTCTGGACGTGTCCGGCGGGATCATCGCCGCCAACTTATGAACATCGTCCATCAGCTTCCGGGATGTCACGAATTCAGGGACACCGCCGCTGGGGCGAAACGGCGTCCTTCCCTTCTCTTGCGGGAACGGCGGTGGCATTTCTGGAGGCTCGCGATCGTCACATCGCATACAATGCCGAACGGTCTGGTGCTGACAGTACCGAGAGATTGAGCATTCCCCGTGAACGGAACAGGCGTGGATATTCACCTGGTCTCCGCGTGTTCCGCAGAGATTGGACGTGTCCTGTCGAATAATGTTTCCTCGGTGATTGCAAGGGAACGCTTCACTGACAGCCACTTCCCTGTTGCGGGAGACCTGTTTACGTGGTGAACTGGTGGAGTGCATGGGAGAGAGTGGCGTCAGTCCCCAGCGTCTGCGGTATGAATTAACGCCATGAGGGCCGTCCAGTGGTATTCCAGCCTCGTTTCGGCAAATCTCACGCTTCCGGCCAGTCAGGCACTCGCATTCCTGAAAATCCACGGCTGTTCCTCAAAATCCCAAGTTTGTTTGACCCGATCGAACCTTAGTCTCGTTACATATCCTGGAGGTGCAACATGAAGAAGGCGATTTGTTCTGTGCTGATCTGTGTCGGATGCGTTGCGTGCGTAATCCACGGAGCGACCCAGAAATCCGAGGTCATCATCCACCGAGAGGCTGATGGGACATACTCGAACATCATTATGGTGGACGGACAAATGGACCAGGAAATTCGATACGACCGATTTGGCAGAAAGTTCGAGCACTCTTACGCAGATATGCAGCACAGGCGACACTACGTCATCCTTGATCCTGACACCGGAGATGAACTTTCGCACTCCATCACGCCGTGACTTCAAAGTCCGCCCGAAACTCTGTCGGATTTCCAAATTCGTCATAACAGTTACACGGAGGGTTGTTGTTGAACAACACGCTGAGAAACTGCCCAAGGAACGGTTCGCACTCGACTGTGCCGATGGCGGGACTGTTGGCTGCTTCTCCGCTACAGAACGGTTGCATGTACCAGCCTAGCGCCTCTCCTGCATTGTTGACAGCACAAAACATGATCACGGACCACGTTCGTTCGCACACCGTCTTGGATGCAGTCCATGCTCCAGAGTAAGACCATCCGCCACCAATATCCGCTCCAATGCCTGGGTCGTACGACATTGTCCAGATGTTGTCCGCCGCAGCCCCGCAACTTGGGCACGACGGAATCCCCGACGACACCGCTGTCAATGTGGAAGGAAGCAGAACTCCAGAGCAGCACACGGTTTCAATCTGTTCACAGAACTCGCATTCACCGCATGATTGGTCCTGAATCCGGACGGTTCCGACGAATACGTCACCGTCGTACAACTGGAACGTCTCGTCGATGTAACTCACCCACACCTGCGGTGGCGGTGTTTCGCAATCCGGATCACCCTCTGGACACGGAAGCAACTCCGGTGATCCTTGCGTCATCAACAGTCCGTTTGAATCCTCGCACTCTGTTCCCCTTATCTTTCTCCAGTGCAATCCATTCTCAAGCACGATCGTGTCAGACAGTTCTGCGCCATGCCCAGAAATCGTAACATCCAGACCGCACACCCTATCATCGACCGGGAGTTCATCAAAACCAGATCTTGGAACAACATTGATCGTGACATCACCAATCTCAACTTGCGTGTAGCGTGTTGTAGCGCAATCCCAAGTCGTTGACGTGGCACCAGAAAACGCTGCGAAATACGCAGTCTCTTCAAGATTTGCTGTGATACACAGTCGACTTGGGATGCACGTCGCGCAAGAGCACGGAGAACACTTCTGTCGAATCATCGGGTTTTCGACGACAGAGGCAGCAGCAATTTCCCATGCAATCGTGTCGCCAGCATCTGTTACGAACGATCCAGACATTCCACTCGGGAGGACGCCATCAAACGTGAGTGTGTCAAAGTGTGTTGACGACACCGCTGTTTGGCATCCCAAATCGCCTCTGCTGACAGTGACGGTCACGTCCAAATTGATTGCGTCGCACCCTCCCTGACCGCTCCACGAACTGCACGTATAAGTCGCCCGAAATCCAAAATGACCAATTCCGTAATCATCAACCGCACAACAAGACAGATCCGTGTACGGCCCAGGCGTAACGTCCACGTTCACGCACAGATATCGAGGGGCACACCGCTGGCACGACTCACAATCCAGATTGCGAACACAGCACCCGGCGCAGGATCCGTCCCGTGGCATCTCTCAACCTCAACAGTTGTAACCCAACTGGCCCATCGAGATGATTTCCCAACTGCAGGCGTCACCCATCTTTGTTGCCATTCCCTTAGCGCCAGTAATCAATTGCGGATTTCCGACAAGATAATCCAATGGATCTTCCAGTGCGATCGTGTCTCCCACTGACACTCCGCTTGTGCCGCCGCACATCACTTCCACAACCGTTCCGGTGGCACCCTCATAACTGTCGCAGTCGGTTGTCTCCAGAGTGAATCGGACAATCTGTGCCCCGCCGGTCGCTGCCGACTTTCGATAGAACAATCCGCGTCTTATGCCGTCAAGCGGCGGTGTCGTAAACCCTTGCGAGACAAACCCCGACCCAGTAGGCCCGATGAACCATTCCCCATCCACCGGACCCCATTCTTCCCCACTCACAGGCTCTGCGGCATCTGGATCAATCGCCACGACAACGAATTGATCGTAATACGCCGTTCCGCGACCGTTGACCGAACCGCCTGGAGTCGTCATCTGAGACGGGATCGTCACCGCCCCGGTTACCATGATGTTGCCAGCCGTCGCGTCGAATTTCTCGACGACGGACCACGTCCGCAACTGATCATCCGATGTCGTTACTCCGGTCACCTTGACAACGGAATACGGCGGAATCGGTTCTCCGCTGTCGTTCTCGATTGGAAATCCGTACTTCGCGGCGATGCCTGTCACTTGCGAACCCTCTTGAGTGCCTGTTTGTCGGCAATCTCTTTTTCTCGTGCCACTTCATTCCGTTGAATAATCGCCGTTCGTTCCTTGAATGTTGGAACATTCGGATTGTGCTCCGAGTTTCTGCTGGCTCGCGTTTGGCAACCAGACGCCGAGACGGAGTATGTCAGTTGGCGGATTGCTCCATCCAAAATCACTGCGTCATTCAAAAACAGATACGTGATCTGCTGGCTTCGCGTCGTGTCCAGTTCCTTCAGTTTTGCATTCAGGTAATAGTCGGCCTGCCTGTCGCATTCCTCCGTGTTACTCGACAGTGATTCAGCCCTGACCTCGCCATCATCGAATAGCAAATAGTCCGTCTTGAACCATTGCTGAATGTCATCCTGACGCACAATCCGAATCCGCTTCGGCTGCTGACCATCGGGAATCTTTACTCCCGGTACAACCATTGTCCTCTGATAACGAATCGGCTGGTTTGTTTCAGGATCAAGAATCGTGACATAGCATGTCATCCACGCTCTTGCAGGGAGAACCGGACCGTCATTCGGATCATCGCCAAACCGCCTCAACTGGCGACTGAATGTCACAAGTCCGGCCGATGATGTTGGATTGCTCGTCGGCTCGGACACATCGACAGAAAATGTCACAACACTGGACGCGTCGTATCCAGACAGACTCGATTCGATATCCAGCCGCGTCCCGCCAAGTGTGTTCACCGACTGTTCCGGCAGCAGATCGTGTGTTCCGACGAAATCACAAAACGCAGGTTTCTGTCGCTTCACTCCATCAGGATCGATGAACGTGTCAACGAGTTCAGAGCTGAGAATCAACTGTGCCCGCGTGACGTAACTGTCGTCTGTCTTCGGGTTCTTATACCCAGGAACCGCAATGACCTGTCGCCCTTCGATCGTGTCCAGCAATGGCCTGTATGCTCGATAGACATACTGGCGAGCCAGATCCTGAGCGACCGCGTATGTTCCGTCTGGCTGAACAACACGATCAATCGAAACGTTCTCAAACTCTTCGCTCTCGTTTTGCCATGTCACATTTCCAGAGGCATCCTTCGGAGCGTACGTCAATTGGTCGATCGGCTTAAAACTTCCGTCCGCGTTGTTTGTCGGTCGAGGCTCTTTCGGATCGTCCGGCACCGGAGACGGTTGATTCGCCGAGTCGATGATTTCCTTTCCGACCGGTTCCAGTTCAAACCGAAACTGATGCCGAATTGGCGACCCATAAACACGATACGCTTCAGGGCTTTCAGCCGGATCAATTCCCTCGCTCAAATCCGCATACGGATACGTAAGCGGAAGCAGTCTGCCTTCACCGATGCGGCTGATACGAAAGATACCTTTCGCCCTGTCTGGACAGAGAATCAGCCCCCATCCTGACAGCAGCGACTGTAGTTCGTGTGACGGAATCGCCACATCCCAATCAACGGACGGACGCGTACCGGACACATCGGGATCGCTCTTGACGATGGACGCATCGTAATTCGTAACGCCCATTGCCGCGAACAGCATCTCCACGAGTTCGATCGGTTTCTTCTCGTAGAGTGGATCAACCTTGTTATCCCCAAGCCGCATGTTGTAGCGACCAGAGATTGCGTAGTCGTTGACCCATTTCCATCGCTCGTCCTGAATCATCAGGCTGACAATCTGTCCCTGACTGTTCCGCTGAACCTGAGACTCGACGATGCGACAGTTTTTGATCGGAACCTTGAATCCGCCTTGCGTGAAAACAAGATCTCCCTCAAGCGTCGGGAGCCCGAGTTGTGGAATGATCGTGATGCGACCTGTTCCGGGAGCGATTCCGCACGAATCCGTAAACTCGGCCGAGTCAAATATCGTGACACCGGGAAACGTGACTTTGCATTGCTTCTCGTAATCCGCCATGCAAACCTCACGTCACAGAAATAGTGTTGCTGACTCCGTGATGGATGTTACCCATTGGCACGCCGACAGTCACGAGAGACAGAACTCCGCTGTTGATTGTCTTCGAGTCGTCGAAGATTTCAGCGTCAGGTCCGAACATATTGATAGCGTTTGTGACCGTCTTCGCTCGCGAGTCTGCGTTCGCGTTCAGTACCCCGTCGTTGCGAATGTTGATCGTCGCCAGCGTCCCCGTCGTGTTGATATTGACCGTCCCGCCGTTCACGTTGACTGTCGAAATTGCCACCGCATCATACAGCGTTGTCGTTCCACCCTCTGGATCTTGCGTCAACGTCGTGGCGTTGTGGTAAAGATCAAGAACCCCGCCCGACTTCGTAATCGTCGTAACAGTGCATCCAACGCCGAGAACGACGCGAGCATCGCTTGACTGCTGACTGACATACCCGATTCGCACAGTCGGGAAGTTTGCTGTCTCCGTGGCATAGAATGCGAACCCGACGTATCCGCGAGAAATGTCTGCCGTTGAACTCGCCGCCCCGCCAGTGATCATCACCGCAGGTGCGGAATCCCGGCCGTTGCCAGAGTTCAGCACCCGCACAACCGCAAGCGTTGAACCAAATCCAACTCGGCACAAGTCCACGTCGGGCGCGTCCACAACCAAAGTCCCGCCGTCCAAGACGAGACTCTGTGTCCGGTATTCGTAGTACGCAAGTCCGTCCGTGTTTCTGTCCGGCAGTCCCAACTGACCCGAGTATCCCGGTTGCAGTTGAACCGTCACGCCCGTCAGCGACGTTGACAGTCCGTATTTGCAGGCCACGTTGCCCGAGTCGAACACGAGAACATCGCTGTTTGCCGGAGCAACACCGCCCGACCAATTCGCCCCGACGTTGAAGAAGTTCGGTCCCGATGCTGCCGTCGTTTCTGTTGCCGTTGCCGTCGCCCCGCCATCCGTGGCAAATGCCACCGTGTGCGGTCGACCGGACACCTTCCCGGTCAAGATCAGCGTCGTCGTCCCTGATGTCGAGAGCTCCGCAAACTCTGGCGGGACTGGACTGGACGTGCTCGCCCATTGCGTCCTGAAATTGTCGAAGATTGTCGTGGCGGTATCCGATCCACCTGCCGCATAGGTCAGTGTTTTTCCGTTAATCGTGATCGTGTAGTTCTGGCTCGTCACAGTCCCAGACAGTGACAGCGTCCAGACATTGCGGACCGACTGTGCCGAACCGAGCCATCGTTTTGTCGCCATTCAGTCACCTCAAAATGCGTTCGGCTTGCCGATCAGTTCATCGCTGCTTGCGTACTGGTATGCCCATGATACCGTCCATTCCATCGGAGCACCCCGCAGCGTGACCGGACTGGAATACGTGACACTCTGGTCGTCTTCGGTCCCGAGAAAATGCTGCGGGAAAATCGGCTTCATTGGCTTCGGATTCGGCGTTGTCGTCGTGAGGCTTCCCTGCTGTGTGCAGTATCTCCACGAACCCTCGGTCGTCTGCTGCTTGAACATCTTCCCCGTTGCTGGAGTCAGCAGAACCTGCAACGGCTGACCTCGCCCGCGAAACTCCAGAGACTCTTGGAACGACAGATACTGATTCTGTCCGCGCGGCAGCAATTGCCCGTGCTGAAGTTTGATCTCCCAGTCCAGATACGTCACGCCGTGAGCGTCTGTGATCTGTCCGTGACTCACCGGCTCAAGAACCATCACGCCGCCGGATGCGGTCTGATTGTCAAGCGTCCACAGCACATTTCCAACGTCATCGAAGATCGTGAACGTCTGCCCGCCAATCGAATACGCATCTCGCATCTGCTGCAAAGCGACGATGATTTCCAACTGTGTCGAGCGAATGATCCTCGCCCAGATTGTCGCGGTCGTGATCAGGCGAGACGGATACCCCGTCTGCCCCAATTGAAACACGCGATTCCATTGGCGAATCCCGACACGGTTCGCGTCGTGCTGATAAGATCCGTACCACGCTTGAGTCATGCCGTCAGTCATTGCGGTATCCGGTTATAGCACGGCTCGTCGGAATCACCGTCTCGCAATCCGAGAGTCTTCATCTCGTCAAGAATCATATCCGATTGGATCTTCGCCTGAACGCTCAGTCTCAATGATTCAACGATGTCAGGCTGCAGGCTGGAGATGGTGTCAACGATCACCTTCTGGAATGCCACCAGATCGGCAACCTTTCGCTTCAAATCTTCGATTTCGCGTTCATGATCCATTCTTACAGTCCGTTTGCTCGGCGGAATTCCCTGAACAGCGTGAACTCTTTCTCAAGTCGATCCGCCGCCGAAGCCACCTGCTGCATCAGGCTTCGGTTGGTGTCTGTCGCCGATGCGATACGGAGTATGTTTTCCATCAACGCCGCGTCTCGATCCTGAATCTTCTTGACTGCCTCATCCACTTGGCGGGTGATGATTCTCTCATCCGCAACGGCACCCGCCAGCACAGATTCAGCACGACGAACCGCATTCGGATCGACGTTGACTCCCTCAAGCCCTCGCTCCCTCACGTCGCGAGCCAGCCGTTCGCGGGCAGCACCGCCGCCAAGAATATTCTTCTGGGCAGCAAACTGAGCCTCTTGGACAGTCAGCGTCGACTGCCGCCCCAATGCTTCATCTTCCTTGATCTTCGCGGCGATACGCTTCGCCCGAGCCTGATCGGCACGGTTCCACATCGCAACCTCTTGAGTTGCCGAGTTGAACCGTTCTTTCTGCAACTGCAACTCCCTCGCCGCGTCTTCGACGTTCTTTCTCACAATCTCGGATTTGGCCTTTTCCTGCTCAATAAGACGATCGTTGACCTGCTGTTCACGTTCCATCGAGTCTTGGATTCGCTCCTGCAGATCGACACGCTGCTTGAGTGTGTCAGCAAAATCCCCGCGAGCCCCCAGTTGTTCTACCTGCCTCAGTTGACGCTCAAGAATCGCTCGCTCCTGTGCAATGCGATCTCGTTCTTGAGCCAGCGATTGATCGTCTGACTCAGACAGTCTTCCGAGTCGCAAAGCACTGAGCCTTGCCGCCGTATCCGCCACCGCAGTCAACGCGTCAACCTGCCGACGAGACGCCTCAACAGTCTTTCGAGCAGCCTTTTCTGCGGACTCCTCTGTCGTCGCCCCGTAATACTGCAACGCTCTCGCCCCGGCATACGCCGCGACCGTCACTCCGACAATCGCACCAACCATCGGCAGCATTGCCGTTGCTGCGGTCCCTGCCGCCGCTGCCGCACCGGCGTTTGCCGTTCCAGCCAGTGTTGCCGCTGCCGCTTCGGCTGTTGACAACGCTGCGGATGCCCGTTTCGCGTCGTTCAACGCTTTGACGAAATTCATCCCGCCAACAACGATATCGAAGTATCCTTGAGCGGCAGCGACAGTCTTGGCAAGTGCCGCCGCCTCTTCTTCATTCGCGGCAACCAGAAATGCAACGCCCTTCGCTGCCTGCATCGCCGACGATGCCATGCCGCCGTACGCAGACAGAACCGCAGACTTCTGAGACGAAATCTGATTGGCCAGTTGCTCCTGCTTCTGGGCAGTCTGTTCCGCAGCACGATCTAACGCAGCCTGTGCTGCTATTGCTGCCTTGGCTTCCCTGGCTCGTTCGGCCTCAATCTTTTTCGCCGCCGCTTCCGCCGCCTTCGCCTCACGTGCGGCAGCCTGCTCTGCGGCTTTCGCGGCCTTCTCCCTCTCCCGCATGATCCGAGAGTATGCCCTGACCGCCTCTCGTGCCTCCTTGTCGTACGCCGCAGCCGCAGCCTTCTCCTGTTTGCTGACAGAGGCTTCGACGTTGCCGACCGACTTTTCGAGTTGCTTATACTCCTGCTGCAACGTGTTGATTGACTCAGCAGATTTCGCCATCGTCGATTCAATGGCGGCTGTCGCGGCAGACACGTCCGGCGGCTTCAACCGAGCGTTCTTTTGCTCAATCGCAACCCTGATCACCACATCTCGGATTGCCTCAGACATACTTCCGCCTCAAGAGAGCTTCGATTACCAACTGATGCCGTCCAGACTCAATCTCTTCGTCGATCGACTTCTCGACAGCCGCGATTCGGCTCGCAATGAACCGCACCCATGCATCATCCGGAAACGATCCCACTGCTTTGCATTCCCTGTAGAACTGATAGCAGTCCTCCATTTCTGGAGTCAACGTATTCTGCGACTCTGGAGTTCCCTTCGGGCATGGATGCTCCATCTGTGGATTGTTCTTGTGTCTCACGCATTGCGGCGGACAGGCACAGACGCAACCCTGTGGATGATTCTTCGGCTGTCCGCAAAATCGCTCCTCGATCAGTCCAGTCCTGTGATCAAACTGAGGAACTCCGTGTTCGTCGTGCCGATACTTCTGACAGTAGTTGCAGTCAAGATTCGCGACAACCGGATACAGCACCTTCAGCCGGATGCCGCTGATCAGTTTCCCAACTGTTCTCCGATCGTCTTCAATGGACTGTCCGAAGCCGTCTCGTACAACGTGCGAACGACCGCCAACTCGCCTTCAAGACGTGCGATTCGTTCGACCAGCCCCTGCTTGTCCGGGCGATGATCCGACGTGTCAAACCCAAGCACGATGTTGTACAGACGGCGAAACAGCGACGGATTCAACGCAGACAGCGACTCGCGACTCACCGCAACCGGATGACCGCCGCGATTCACGAGCGACCATTCCGTGATCTTCGTTGTCAGAAAGTCAATTGCTGCCCACTCGGACGCCATCGTCTGATCATCGTTCGGCATCGCAATCAACCGGCCAGTCTTCGCCGTGTGCTGCCGAGCCTCCATCGGCGGCGTCGGTCGATACCGAAAGAACAACTCCGAATACAGAGTCTCGCGACCTTCCATCGGTTCGTGAGCCTTGATGTACCCGTCCTGAACCCAGCCGTCATTCTCTACCAAAGTCGCCATTCATCCCTCAATTCGTTACGCGGATTGATCAAGAACAATCACAACCTCACCGGTAGAACCGGTCTTGTAGCAATTGTATTCGACTTCCATTCGGATCTTGCCACGATCGTTGATTGGTGGGGAAACGGAATTCGCCACCATCGCACCGAGCGACACAGCCATGCTCGTTCCGCCATTCGTGAACGTGAAAGACCCCGTCTGTGCCGTGCCAGCACGATTCGCGGCAAACATCGTCGCTTCGGCAGCCGAGTTGAACTTGTACGTCGCCCGCAGCATCACCGTTCTGTCGCCTGGCTCCAAGTCCGTCGCTTCACGACCAGACATATACGTCGGTTCAATCGCGTTGTTGATCTCCAGTTCGATACGACTCACCGGCTGAGCCACCGACGCAATCGTGATCCCGGTCGATGCCCCAGCGTCATACATCATGAACGGTCGTGACAAGTCGTCGATCGTCGGGAACGTGTACGACGAACTCACCGTCAGCGACTTGCCGACGAGATTCTGAGTCAACTGAACACGACCGCCAGCCTCTGCCGTCAAAACAGACGAATTGACGCGTGTGAGAAACGTGAACAACTCGGCATTCGTCGCCCCCATGTACGTCCGAATGTACAGATCGGCGAGAGCGTCCGTCAGTGTCCACGTATTGGTCGAGACACTGAACCCCATGTAGGGAAGCCATCGCCCCCATTCAATCGGCGTCGGATCACAGACAATCGCACCGGCGACCTCGACATTCCCCAATGCGATGTCCGCGACGTTTCGCGACCGCTCGCAACGAATGCCATCGTTCTGCACGACGTTGACAGTCTCTTGCAGAGTGTTGCTCCGATACTTCATCGCCACCGGCGTTCCGGTTCCGAAATCCGCAGCAGAGTGGATGGCCATGTTGCTGCGAAATCCCATGCTTTCAGACATGACTTGTTATCCCCGTACGTGGTTTATTCGGTTTCCTGAACACGGCATCTTTCGCATCCCATCCTCGTTCCAGTCGCCCCCAAATTGTACAGTGATGCACGCCGGAGACTTCTGACCATTCTTTAATTGTTTTCGTTTGCCCGTCGATCTCTATGAAGCGGTTGCTCTTTTTGTTTCGGGCCTGCTCTTTGGGACTTGCCCACCGACAGTTTCCCGGTTCGTAGTTTCCTTCGCGATTTGGAAACCTGTCGATTGTATGCTCGCTAGATGGCTTCTTGCCCATGTCTTCTAGAAAACACTCGAATGACTTCAGCCACCTTTCGCACACTGTAATCCCGGCTCCTCCGTATCGATCGTACTTTGTGTCGTTTCTATCGGTGCACCTCTGTTTCATGGCATGCCACGAAGCGTATTCCGATGCTCGGCCATCTTGACTGTGTCCGTGAGTGGTGGCGTTTTTTCTGTTTGATTCCGCCTTGAGGCACCCGCAACTTCTCGTAAGCCCTTGCATCAAGCACGTCGCGACAGCCGTTTTTTCTTTCCCGCATGAACACTTGCATTTCCAAGCCGAACGCCGCCGAATCAATCCGGCGTACGATACGACCGTCAATCTTCCGAAAGTCTGGCCGGTGAGATTTATAAATCGAACGCTCGTCGGTACTCTGATTTCCGTCATGGCGTGTTCCTTCCAGCAAAAGGGACTGTCGTGATGAGTGGTCGCGAAGTGACGATTCGCGGCCACCGTTTTTACCATTACTCACCCGTCGCGGACACTTCCGATTCAGCACTTCGATCCGATTGATGCACGCTGCGCTCTGCTGCCAACTGCCTCATCTTCGCAACCGCCTCGCCTGTGAACGCGAACGGACCAACCTTCCGCCCGTCAGGATCGACAACAACACTCGTCCACCCATCGCCCTGAACCGGACGTTCGACGTGATCGTGGATCTCTTCGTACACCGCGTGCCACTGGTGGATCTCAAATCCATCCAGAGGCGGACCGTATCGCAGAATATTGTCCGGCTTGTCCGACATTTCATCCCTCACTGTTTTTCAGCGACTCAATCGCGTGCTCAACGATCAGTTCCGCCAGATGATCGACACCATCGTCATTCGTTCCGACGTGTTCGCGTTGCGGCATTCTACTGGTTCCGAACTGATGGAACACAGACTTCGCATCGCGAGTTCCGAATAGACTGCCACGCTCGGATACCGCGTTGACGTTATCCGAAGACCCAAGCACCGTCAGGGACTGCCGCAAGTTCCCTTTGTCCACAAGAATCGTAGCGTGGCCTTTTCTTGCAACCGTCGACTCGGCCAATGGTGCCCATCTCTCGCCGGTCGGAGAAAAGCCGCCCGCAAACTGTTCCGAATGCTGCTCCGCAAGATACCGATTAAACTCGGCAAGCGGACCAGAATAGTCGATGTCACTGAATTGACGGTCGATGTCCGCAAACACCAGCGGCAACTCGTCGATACTGTTGAGAATGACCGTCATGTTCGTGGCTCATCAAATCGAACGCGAACAACAATTCCCGACACAAACAACCGCTTGAACCATGCCGCCGGTTCCACCACATTTCCCGGCTCGGGAGTCATCTGGTAATTGCTCGACAGTCCAGCAAGACTCGCGTTGCGAAACCGTCGCCGCAACTTCTGTCTCCATCCAAGCCGAGTTTCCAAAGTGGTGATGTCAGGATTTGCGATAATCGCCACGAGAATCCCATACCCAACCGAATCCTCGTTGCTGTTGGCGTCCTCTGAAATCTCGGGACCGTATGGACTGATTGAAATGAATGGCAGTTCCGTTCCGCTCACTTCCTTCTGATGAAACGCCACCTCCTGAATCACAGTCCCGCCCGTCAGCCCTGTCAACGACAGACCATCAATCAAAGTCTTGATTGCCGTCATCGCGTCGTAATGGTTCGAGACGCCCGCCATCAGACCCCGTCCTCTTCAACAACCAGGCATTGCCAGACCGTGCTGACAGACGCCTTACGCGATGTCAACACCGTGTACGCCACCGTCCCGACTGTGATCCTGTCTCGTTGCCGAATCTCGCTCGCTCCAATCTGCTCTGCCGGAATGTGAACCAAACGCTCGGAACCAGTGATGTTCACCCCGCCATACGTCGTCAACTTGATGTCCAGAGGCTTCCACCAGCAACCGTGACAACTGATCTCTGTCGCCGTGCCATCCGGCAACAGCGTGACGGTCGCGTCGAACCGCTCCGACGGCGGAATCAACTGGTCCCTCAACTTTCTTGCCATCAAGTTCGAGATCATCAAATCACCACACTCTTGTAGGGACGCAATGCCGACTCGATCGACCCGAACAACTTCGCCGAATCTTCCGGCGTCATGTAGCTCGCCGACGCATCCTCGTACGCCGCCGAACTGAGCCCCATGCCAGACGAAGACATGGCCATGACTCGCATCACAAGCGAATTGACCGCCATCTGAATGTCCGCAGGGACCGTCGCAAATCCCGCCACGTACACCACCTTGATATTGCCGATGTCGACGCCCGGCTGTGCCGCCAGATATGCATCCTCGTATCGTGCCGGTTGAGGCCACACCCCACCGATTCGGTAGACAATCCCCGGACTGCCCTCCGCAGAAGACGACCGAGACAATGCGTAATCTGTACCGGCCACAAGATTCGTCGCAAATGCGTTTGTGCCGTAACCCCAATATCCAGATCCGTCCACAGCAAGCGACGTGATTGACTGAACCGGATACTGACGCAACAACAACTCCGGCGAGCCGTCCCCGGAATAGTATTCCGTGTATGTCGCCTGCTCGATGTTCCGGCCGAGCATCCGCGTCACCATAGCAGACACACCCGCAAGAATCGCCGACAATTGAGCATCTTGCGATGTGTCGTTCAGGCAGATTCCCGCCTGATTCTTCACGGCGTCGAGAGTTGACAGCATAGATCCCCCGTTCAAGCAAAAAAGCCAGCAGGATACCCGCTGGCCTCTATGGTTCCCGAAGATTCAAGCCTTCTGGCGGATGATCCATAACCCACAGATGATAGACCGCCTTACCGTTCACCAACTCCGACTCGGGCGGAAACACCTGCACTGCCCATCGTCCCGGATACCTCGCCGCAAACGCAGACCACACCTCATCCCAGTAAAGCGGTCGATATCCTGGCTCGAAAATCTTCACCTGCAACACGCGGCCCAAGCACGAATCCTTGTAGCCGCGTTCCGTGATCTCAAGCATCAATCATCAACCGACGCAGTCTTGACAACTGCGTCCGATTCGTTGCCGACTTCGACGTACCGGACTCGGAAGTGTGCCATTCCATCCGCAACCGTCGCCGCCGCAATCGTCGCAAGATCCCCGAAGATGTCGCAGTTCCGAATCACGCCGGTCGTTCCGGTCAGCAGTTCAATCCCCGGTTCCGCGTCCGTCACAAGCACGCAGTCTTCGATCGTCAATCGCGTTGACAGGGTCGTATCGCCGTTGATCGGAGCAACCAGGCCGGCACCAGCCGTCCAACAGTAGCACCCGCGAATCGTGACCAAGTCGCTCGCACCCGTCAGAGCGATGCACGAGATGACACCCGCCGCCGATGCGTGCTGAGTGAACAGGCAGTCCTCAATCAGCGTTCTCGTGCAACCCGCCTTGATGTCGATCGTCTTCGCGAACTCATCGACTCCGGCACCGTCTTCACCGGGCAGCGATTCAATCTTCGACAGCCGCGTATTCGTGACCGCCGCGTTCACGTCGATGGCAACAAGCACCGCCGTCACACTCGGCAGCAGCGTGATGTTCTCGATCGAGACCGAGTTCGCCGTGATGTCGATCGACGCATTCGCATGGTCGAAGTCGAATCGCGGCCGATCGGCACCCTGCCCAAGTCCGATGATCTGGACCCCCGCCTTGTCGACAGTGATCTGTGCGTCACCGATCCCCTCGTTGTGGCCGGGCAGAATGTAAATTCGATCCTGCTTGCTCGCGGTACACAACGCCAATGCCTGAGCCAGCGTCGCCGCAGGACTGTCGAAACTGCGTCCACCATTCGCCGACCCGGTCCCCGAGTGAACGAAAAACACGCGTCCCGCGTTCGGCGAATCCGTGAACTTCTGCTTGGCTCGCAGAAAACCCATGTCTGCCGCTGTCTGAGTCGTCATTGCACACTCCGGTCAGTTATTCACGATTTGAGGGAAAATCCGCTTGGCCAACGACACCTCGGGACGGCCCCACGTCATGCCGATTCCGGCCTCAGACATATCGATCGACACTTGGGCATCCGGATTCGTCAGGTCAATCTTATCGACGATCTCGAATGCCCGTCTCACCTTCTCCACGCTGCCGTGCCGCTGACTGATCAGGTTGATCGGATGGAACTTCGACAGCTTCGGAGCATGGCACGGCACCAACTTGGGCTTAGCCTGAGCCTTCGGAACGACCCCGTTTCGCACGTCCTCCGCGAACTTGATGAACGATCCAGCCGCCGCGAAGCAGTGCTGTAACGCCTTCTCAAACTGTCGCGGCTGAAGACCATTGACAGACTGCCCGAACAACTTCAGTGCAATCTCTTCCAATCGCGAATTGTCCACATCCGCTTGACTTCGCTTGTCATCCGCCATCACAACCGCCCTTCATTCAGAAGACTTCAACTGATCGCCGACAGAGGAATCGCACCGGCGAATCGCGGACCCTGCCCGATCCAGTGACTGTTGATCAGCAACGCATTCCCGATGTCGTCGCCTTCGTACAGCACGTTCACCCAATCGAATCCATTCGTCACGTCCAGCGACGATGCCAGAACTTCAACGAGGATCATCGTTCCGACAGTGTCCGTCGCCAGATCGACGCCATTGACGGACACCAGATCCAGATCGCTCGTCGCCGATGTCAGTTCAACCGCAGTCCACAGCGGCACGGTCGAGAAATCGTTGCTCGACGCCGCCTTCTTGTACCACAACTTCGTGAAAGTCAGAGCCTTCGCCGAACCGCCCGCCGCCGTTGTCGCCTGCTGCAGAGCAATCGACAGATCGTCGCCAGCCGTCCCCGCTGGCTTGACCAGCAGCAGGTTGAGGCGTTCGTAGTTCGTCGCCTTCACCCAGTCGCCCGTGATGTCGTTGTTCGCGTCACCCGCAACAACATCCGGAATGATGTCAATCAGTTCCAGAAGATTTCGATTGAACCCGTCCATTTACGGACCTCCAAGAAAGATGATTCAGAAACGGACCGGATCAAGACCGCGTGTCGATCACAACGGCACTCGCCGTCGTGTCCGTGCCCTGGAACGGCGTAATCGGCGAGACTTCCCACGGCGTGCCGCCAACTCGCTTCGTGAACCGCAGAGCCTTCTGATCGGTCAGGAACTCAACATGGATCGACTCGGCACGCTGAACGCCGCCCTTCGTGATCGTCAGGTACTGCTGCGGATTGGCCAGCAGCAAGTCTCCCGAAGTTCCGAGCGTCGGATTGAACTCGGTCGGAGTCATCGGCAATCCCTTCAGCATCCCGTAGGGAGCCGAAGACAATCCACCGGGCGGAAGATAAACCGGAGTCGCCCCAACGCCGAGACCGAGCGTCATCGTGTTGAGCTGCGGCAGCACGTTCTGGTTGTAGTACCACTTGGCACCCGGCAGATAACCGGAGAACAGCCGAGCATACACCGCCTCGACATTCTCGGTCAGGATCGTTGCTGGATCTTGGTTCGTCTCTTCGGCGACACTCAGCAGAGCCGGGCTGTTCAGCCATCCCAGCGGCATCCCGGCACCCGTCCCGTTGATGATGGCGTTGCCTTCCATGAAGTTGAATTCTTCTTCAACCACCATGTTGACGTACTGTTCCATCGCCGACGCGTCCTGCATCATCTCGTCGGTCAGATAGACGATCACCGCCATCTTGTTCAGTTTGACGTTGACTTCCCGCAACTGCGGCTTCGATTTCGTGATCGTCGCCCCTTCGCCGATCCAGTACCCCTGCACGCCGCCGTGTCGTGAGCCGTTCGCTCGACTCGTTTCTGCCGACGCAAGAAACGTGATCCCATTGCTGTTCGGACCGACCGTGTACTGATCGGTCTCGGACCACAGGGAGTTCATGTAACTCCGTCGCTTCACGCCGGGAGCGAATTCGGGCATCACCATGAACCCGCCGTCGGAACCGCTGACCGTGTTCAGCCCCTGAATGGCCTTCAGTGCGGCAAAATGCTTGTTCACACGGTCCGCCGTCACACCGTGCGGATTCGACAATCCGTACAGGTAGAACTCGCCCGCCGACTTGAACTCGGATCGCGGCACGTAACCGTAGTCGCGATGCAGGCTTTTCAGAACCGCCTTGCGAGACGACAGCCGCTGTGCCACCGGACCGGCACCTTCGGCACCGATCACGACGCTCAGAGACTCGTCGGTATCTTCCCACTCGCTGATCTTGCGTCCCTGCTCGTCAAGCCGAACACGCGATGTATCAGGCGTTTCGGACAGCGACTTCAGGCGAGTCTCCAGTTCCGTCACCTTGCTCTTCAGTTCGTCGACAGTGGCCATGTGGGTTTTCCTCTTGAATTACAGACCGCAAATCACTTCTGGACCTTGGCCAGCAGTTCGTTCAGACGCTGATTCAGGGACTCGATTTCGGCCGAGTCCGTCTCAGGCTTCGGCTCAACCTTCGGAGCCGACTTCATCGACTTCGCAGCAGTTGCCAGCCGCGAAAGTTGAGCCGTCGCATTCGTCAGGACAGACCGATTCTTGGCGTCAACCGACTTCGCGACACCGTTGACGCGAGCAATGATGCCCTGAATCTGGTACTGGTTGTTCTGCGACTTCGCGAGAAACGCCTTCATCGCACCAGCCTCAGTCTCCCCCTCGGGCACATCGGCTTTCAGTGCCGGAGCATCCGGGTAAGCCGACGAATACAGTCCGACGAGAGCGTCCTGTTGAGCGTTCAACGCCGCCAGAATCTCCGTCAACCCTTCCTTAACTGTCGGGTTTTCGAGTTTCCCGAGAGCCGCCATGCAACCATCGATCAGATCGCGCATCCCGTTGAAGTGAGATGCCAGAACCGTCTGACCGTATGGCACGTCCTCCATGCTCGGAATCTCGTCGCTCGATTCCATCTCGGACTCGACGGTTTCCGCTGGAGTGCTGGCAGCCGACTCTGGAATCATTGCGTCGAGTTCGGCCTTGCGACGTTTGATTTCATCGTCCACTTCGGCCGCGACTTCCGGCATGTCGGCTTTCGCCTTCGCCAATTCGTCGGGACTCATCGACTTCAACTGTGCGGCTGTCGGCTTCGTTTTCACGACGGGAATCTCCTCAAATCCAATGCCATGCCGTTTCTGTTCAGGCACGATCAGCAGCAATGACTTTGCGATTGACGGGGCAATGACGCGACCCGCCAATCGATTCTTCGACAACACATCAAGAGCCTTGGCGACACATTCGGGATTCACACCGACTGCACACCAACTCCACTCTTCCAAGTCCCACGAATCGACATGCAGATTCTCGCCCGACCAATACGATTCAAGCGGCGCCTCTCGAACCGATGTCGCTCGGACAATCCCCTCGTCGATCAACTGGAAAATCTGCTCCGACTCGGCCAGAGACTTCGAGAAGTGGCATGTTGCATACACGCCGCCTTCGGTCATTTCGACGGTCAACTGCCCGTTCTCGTCTTCTGACTTGCCGAGCGGAATATCGAATCCATTGCTGAATCCATGTGCCCACAACACAACAGGATTCAAGGCATAATTGCGAGTCACGCATCCCATCGGATTCAGCACATCGCCGACACGATCAACGGCGGGAGTTGAAATCAACGCCCGTGCCGTCATGCGTGCCGTGTCAACCGATGGCTTCTCCAATTGCGGGAAGTCAATCGCAAGAGACTGCGATGCAGGAGCGAGCTTGTAGAAGCTATTCAGCGTACGTTCGCGATGCGCGAGGACGGAATCAATCGTCTTCGTTCGGCGGCGTTTCGTTGCTGGCTTCGTGTCCGACATGCGAACGACAAATAACGTCCACGCGACACGATTCGCAATCTCACGCCGTTACCAGACAGCAAAACAGCCGAAATGCGAAACCTGTTTTATGTTTCGGCGAGTCACGAAACAACCATATCGGCAATAAAGACCACCATGCAGCACAGTTTGCCGCCGAGTTTGCACGGTATCAGGATGATTTGAGCCTTGAATTCTGACCCATCACTGCGTCGGCAATCGAGAAACCGTGGCAGCATCATCCGTATCTGTGGCTGATCCCAAAACTGAGACCAGTACGACTCGTGAACCGCTCGGAACCGTTCTGGCATCAGTGAATCGTACCGACTCCCATTCAGTCCGCTAACAATCGTCTCGCCGAACGATCGCTCGGCTAGTGGATTCGACCACACGATATTCTGTGATTCCTGGTCGACGATAATCGCCGCAAACGATTCGGCCAAAACACGCCGAGCGTCAAAGTCCGTCACGATGTAATCGCTCACGATGTCATTCGCTCCTTGAGTTCGGCCAGTTCGAGCAATCGATCGCTGATCAACCTGTCTTGCTGGACACGCTCAATCCGTTCCTTTTCCAGCATGTCGCTGAGTCGTGCCCGATCCTCAATGCACTTCGCTGACTCGCTTTTCAATTTGGCAATCTCTTCCTCATGCCGATCTTTCGCCGCCAGCAAACTTGATCGCTCGAAGTCGAACCGCAACCGATCGCGATTCTGAAGCCAGTTAAAAAACGATGACACCAATGCCATCAGGACGCTGAGAAGCGTTGCCCCCGTTTGCAGTGTTGATGAGTCTGTCATGTCGGCCAGAATCATTTTGCGATCCTTGATCGAGTGTGCCGTGCAGTCTACACACGAGCATCAGAAAACAGAAACGCCCCTGAACAGTGGGTGTCCAGAGGCGTTCCGCGTTCCGTGTCTGTCGACCGACCTACTGCTTCATGGCTGTCTCCTTTCGTGTGACTGATCTGGCATAGACCACCGACCGACATTCCAACAGCAGTATACGAACATCACCGCGAATCGGATCACGCCGTTGATCATTTTTTTTCGCTGGAAGGATCCAACGCCATCGCCGCCATCCTGAGAACAGAGATAACCAACTGCTCCGGAAGTTCCAGCGTCGGAATCCGTAATCGGCATGTTGTACACTTGCGAAAACGGCGAACCATTCCGGATCGACAGAGAGTGTTGGCACAACGACGCATCGCAGAACCGCATCTCGGGCACGGTATCCCCATCGCATTCGTAGATTTGCCGACGAGTTTCAGAATCGCATCCACGTTCGGACGCTTTCGCAGCCTGTTCCCGGAACGGCGGTCAATTGCATCAAGCGACACAGTCTTGTCCTCGAAAAGCGACGCAATCACTCGGCGGCATTTGGGTTTGCCTTGAAAAAGGCATTGAATGATGGCCACAGGGCCGCGAACACGAGAAACGCTTTGTTTACGTCAACCTCGTTTGCCTCGTTTTTGTACGCCGTCGCGTCGACGATAAACAACGCAATGGCGAACACCATCGCACAGATCAGCGGTAGCATTGGCTTGATTTTTTTCATCTGGCGGACCCTTTCTGCAAATCGCGTTCTCGCATCTGAGACCTCAACATTTCCATCTGTGCCGTCCCGCGTTCGCACTCGGCAATAAGCCTGCGGTTCTGATCGATTGCCGCTTGTAACGCATCCACGCACATCGGAAGACTTGCGTAAATCGCCATCGGATTAGGCTTCATTCTCCCGCTTCCGTCGCACCACTCGCAAGGCGGTGACTTCCCGAACAAAAACTGCCACCACGTTCTGGAAACACTACCACTGCCACCGCAAACACCACACGCATGGTACCCCATCATATCCTCCACGTCTGACTTCGACTGAAGATCCCCACCCGATAATCCGCCGTGATCACAGATTCCGTCACCGCCAGTCGCACTGGAGCCATCGTGAACTGAATCCCCCACGATGCCTTGACGACCGGCTGACCGCGAGTGAACTCGATCAGCAACTGACGACCACCAGACGCCTCAACAAGCATCGCATCCATGACGATTTCATTCGGAAGCAGCAGAGTAAACCGTGGATTCAGCAGCGACCAAATTAATGGCAACAGGCTGAACAGCGACATTGCACTCATGCCGAAAAACCCGACCGGCGAACCAACACGATCATCGTTCGCCACCATGTATCGAGTCAGATTCGACACGACCGCCTTTGCCGTCAGCGTCACGTCGCGGCCGTTGAGTTCGTACTGAACATGAGGATCTACGATTCGGACAGAATCCGACTGAGACGCTGGAGTCGCCACGGAAAACCGACCGAGTCTCCCGTAGATCCGCTCGGCAGTCCATTGGTCTTGGCGACCCGCCAGTAGCTCAAATTCCGCCGCCCCGGTTCGCGACCAAGTCATTGTCGATTTCTCGCCGACACCGATCGCAGTTCCGAACACGTCAAGGATGCGAGCGATACTTTCTCTGATTGCCGTCATGGTAACGGCTTCCTTTCTGGCGGATTGTTTCGCTCGATAATCGCGAGCAACACGTTCAACTGAATCTGCCCATGAACATACCGCAGCAGGTTATCACGATCTCTCCAGCACAATGACGGATAGACTTCTGGAACGCCAGCAGGCGGACGTGACTCAATCCATGTCAGGTGAATGTCTGCATTCCCTTCTCCGTCCCGCCGCTTCATCTCTTGGCACGGAACACACCATGACGCCGTATACACCGTGACTTCATACGGTGAGAGACGCAGTGGACCGGCATCATTGATTGCTGGTTCCTGCACGAGATCCCGCTCCGGCACGCCGTCAGGCTGCGTCGCGTCTTGCGAAGCATCTGCATTGCCCTCTGGCGACTCCGGAGTAGGTGCCGGGCGGGACTCGTGGATCGTGATCGGAAACGGAACCGCCGCACTTGACTCGACTGTTGAGTTCTTTTGGCGACCGAGCAATGGCGTGAACACACAGATTGCACCCACGATGAACACGATCATCGCGGCGTTTTCAATTGGGGAATTCGGTTGATGCGGCATCACGTCCATCTGATCACCTTTCATGTCAACAGTGTTTTTCCGGAATAACTCACGCTCGACTGCACCATCCCTCGCGGAGCGTATGCTTCGTCCGGCGTTCCGTACTGTTCGTCGAGAACGAAGAATCCATTGGACCCGTATTCCGCACCCCACGAGTTCCAGCCACGCAGGCCGAACTTTCCGTTCCCGAAATCAACGCCGTCCGTGAACGTGATTGCGTGACGCCACCAGTTCAATGCGACGCATACCGGAATGCTCGACAGAACAAGCGTCATCACGAGATCGAATGTCTGCGAGTGACGCCGCCCGAGATCCCACCATTCCGTAACGCGATAGTTCGCAGCGTCCTCTCGCCACCCCGCACGGAACCCGCTCGCCCCGATCTGATTCGGCGGAACGAAATACTCGCTCGCCGCTCCGACCTCGACGATCTGACGCAGGTTGTTCGCGATGTATCCGCCGCTGTTCGTGAAATTCACGGTGGGACCGGCGACTGACGCCCCAGACAACGGCACGTAAGGCTGATTCCCGACAAGCCGCAAGATTTCCGCCGCGATGACCGGGGAATTGCCGTGGCAATAGTTCGTCCGCCCCTGGTGTTTGCATCGGATCTTGGCTTCAAGGATGCGATCCGACAGGCGAGACTTTTCGGCGACTTGTGCCGCGATACGCTGCGACCACTGTGAACGCGGAATCGGCTGGAATGACGACGAAATCAGCGGAGCCCCAACAACAGAACCCGGCTCGTCTCTACGCGGCATCGTCCCGCAGCGTCGATCGTGCGAATCGTCTGCCAGATGCTGCGACACCGTTGACTGATTGATAATTGGCTCGTTCGGACGAAACATCACGGCGAGACACCTTTTGCGAACGGTTTGATTTTCGCCACAAACGCATCAACACTGTCCGGCAGCGGACACGACAGACCATTCGTGCCGTCTGTGACATAGAGCCACGGCATCGACTCAGCGGCATGCTCACACGCCCCGCGAAGCTCCGCAGGCAGACCGCCGACAGCGTCCTTGTCCACGATTCGCCATGATCGTGTGCCGTCGCCAAGAGGATCGCAGTTCGCGTCCAACCATCGGCGAACAACTGGAGACGTGAGGATTGCCAGTTGACCGGACGGCAACGCAGGACGATCGGCGGTTTCCTCGACGATGACAACTCGCAGGGACCGCTCAACGACTGGCGGATTCGGATCGACAATTGACGGACCGTCTGGAACCCACTGGATGCGGCATCCGGACAGCATCAAGCATAGAGCAATCGTCACGAAAACAGATCGACGTGACATCATTCAATCCCAGTATGGAATATCCACCGTCTGCCCAGCCAGTGCATGCGTCGAATCCGCAAGAAACCGGATCTGGCCATTGGTTACAAAGGAGTGACACACCAGCGGCTTCGGTTCGATTTGCTCGCCAGCCATGATCCTGTTGATTTCATCGTCTGTCATCGGCACCGTGCCCCGAACCAGAAGCGACGGCGTGAACGTCGGTGATTCGAGACTGCCGTTCCATCCCCATGCCCCAGGTCCTTCCACGCGAGGTCCGTGGCAGAAGCCACAGGCCGGACAGTGAAACATGACAATTCCGCCTTCGGCTCTGCTCGCTTTGACTCGTGGCGTGACGCCAGCATCACCGTGGCTCATTGACAGTCCCCAACAACTCGTTCCGGATCTCCCGCGACGCCTGATCCAGTGCCGCCAGTGCCTTCGAATCTGGACGGACCTGTCGCAAAAACAACAGCAACGCGATGACGGCACGATCCAGCGTCGCCAAGTCGCTCGGATTGCGAACGAACGCGATAACAGCAGTCACGAGTTCCGGCGAAACCTTCGACCAGTTCGACCAGAGCCACGCCAGCACGGCTCCGACGCCGGGAATCAGCGTGTTGAGAAAGTCGTTGATTGGCACCCCTGCCGGACTCGCCATCTTCGGGGCAGTCGTCACAAAACCCCCTGCCGCGAATGCCGCCATGATCAGCGACAATACCCGCAAGATGTTCGTCCGCGTGAAGAATTTGGCGATGTCGATCGTCATTACATTCCCTTCTCAGTTCGCGTAAATGATATAGCAGTCGCACCCCGGATGCGGCGTCGGCGGACCCATCGGAAAGAAGCGACGCCAATACGAACGCGGCTTGCCCTGCATCCGTAGGCACACCGGACACGCTGGACCGCCGTTTTCCCACTTGTCATCCAGAGACAGTCCGACAGTCTCTTCGATCGCTGTTTCACTCCCGCGATGGCGAGCAATGACAGTCTCGTTCTCGGCCGCTCTCGCGACACGATCGGGACCGAAAACAGACAGCGTCTCCGAGCGAAGACTTGCATTGTCTCCGCGTTCAAATCTCTGGGCGATAATATCCAGCTTATTGCGGCTTGCGTCTACCCACAGACGCGAGAACTCGGCCGATCGCTCGGCGGCAAACCCCTCTGCCGCCAATGTCGCTTCGTCGCCGGAGTATCCATGCTGCGACGCAGAGTTGCTGAAGATCAAGAGCATCATCACGACAGCCAATGCGGCAGTCTCATCTTCGACTTTCTTCCAGAACGATTCCGGCACGTTGTCGAAGTCTGGCGGATCACCCAGAAGAGATACCAGTTCACTGCGATGCCGTGCCGACAACGTCGCGAGATTTCGCGTGAATCGTCGCTGGAGCTTTTCGCGGTTGGTCAACTCAGCCACGGCTCGCCTCAGTTCAACTTGATGGCACGCACTCGGATCGACTCGATCGTCCAGATACCGAGTTCCGCAAGGGACGATATGACGTCCGGATCTGGCAGACCTCGCTGTTGGCGATTAGCGATCAGCCACTTTGCACCGCTCGTGACGATTCGGCCCAACAACTGCTCATCAAGCTCGCCGCGACAGAGCACTACGTCGCACTCCGGTAGGCGATCGGTTGCGTCTGCGACAACATATCTGACGTGATTCATCCTGGATCGACCGAAGCATACATCGACGTCCATGTCGTACACTGCCGCATCCGGCTTTGGGTAGTATGTGTTGTGTTCAATGACGGTTGCCATCCATTCGGGATCACCGCAAGGGATCTCCAGTATGGAACCCGCTCGCAGATGCCAGAGTTCCCACGGCAGTCGTACTTGATCGTGTGTCATCTGTCTTTTCCTGTTGATGGCGAAGCGACAAAGTGCGGGCGGCTGATCACGGCGTGAACTCGTGGTCAACTTTCAGCAAAGGCTCAAGCCTGCGGCAGTGGTCCGCAATCAATTCACCAAGAACAGACACAGAGATTCCCCATTTCTTAGCGAGCCAGAGGAACGTCATCCCGTTGCTGTGAATCTCCCAGCACAAGATTTCGCCAAAACTTCCTCCGCATCCGGTTGGATGCGATTCATACTGTTCCTCGACTCGCCGCCTCAGAGATTCGATAAAAGGCTCCTCGACTGTCTCGATCGTCATCTCGCCCTCGATTCTACTTCAGTCCCGTCGATATCGACCCTTGCCATGAGTTCGGCTGCCTTGCGTCTCGCTTCCCACACGCCCATCTCGGCGGCTTTCTCACGACTCTCGACAAACACAGCGTCTTCGCCGCCATAGTAGCCACGCTTCCCGCCGCGACACAACACGATCACGCTGATTGATGCCGACAGTTGCTTGCGTTCATCATCCATCTTCCAATCCCCGATCGGCCATTGAACAGATTTGGACGACATTCAATGCTTCCCGTTTGTGCTCGGCTTCAACGACTTCGCCATCAACTGAATCGCTGTCTTCGACCCGTCGCGATGCGAGAACTGCAACTGGTCAAACGTGATTTCCGTCCCGGTCAACTCCGTCTCACCAGCGTACTTTGCCCCCTCGCCGGGAAGAACATACGCCAGCGTAATGTGCGGGCGATAGTCCCTGTACGTTGACTGATGATCCAGCGTCTCCAACCGTCCACGCAACCGATGCAAGTCTTCGCTCTCGATGTCGAGTTTCACAACGTCGCTGCCGCGTTCGCCGTCGTCCTCGAACACCCACACTTCCCCGATGCGAACCGTCACTGGACCAAAAGACTTGGCCAACACGGCAACATCTCTCGCGGAATCCGATGTCAGTCCGTACAGAACCGTGATATGGAACTCGCCCTCGCGACCCTTTGCCGCCAAGTCCTCGTCGGCAATGGACGCCGCAAGATCCTCGAGTCTAGGCAATGGCGGACCATCGGAGCGACCGTATCTAGCCGTCGCGATGTCGAATTGAGTCGATGACACGTCGTATCCCATCAGCAGTTTTTTAAGTGCCATACGATCAGTTTCGCCGTTCAGGAATGGCCGAGTTGCAACTGCACGCATCGACTTTTGACCGACGATTTCCGGATCGTCAATTGCCCCGTCTTTCGCGTCTGCGATCAACTCGTCGATCTTGTCCGATGGAACTTCCAACGCACCGAGCATCGTGCGAGCCATCACCTCGGACATGCTCCCGTCGATGACTCCGTCCAGAATGTCGCGGATTGCTTTCAGATTATTCTTCCACTGCCGACGCGACATGGAAGCGTATTCACTCGCGGCGTCAACAGTTTCGGCGGCAAGCATCGGCAACGCAGGTTGCTGACCACCGACTAGATCATCACCCCCCTTCTCTGGTGGCAATGGCGGCAATCCGCGAATCGACCTGAATTCGTTCTTCGTCCGGACACCCGCAGCGATATCCGTCGCCAACTGGCGTTCAAGCAACTCGCTGTCCGACACGTCGGCAGCTTCGATCTCGATGAACAGTCCATCTCCGTACCGCGAAGCGAGTTCCATCGTGTCTGACTCGGCGAGCAAATCGAGCAGCGGCTGAATCGCCCCATCCTTCCATTGCAGCCGACTCGCGATATACGCCAGAGTGTTTCCCGCCTCTTGCAGTCCGACCGCGACAGGCGGCGTATGATGAGCCGCAAGTCTTGATGTCTTAGCGTCCTGAAATGCCTCGTGATACGCCATGTCCTTTGGTGTCGTGGACAATGGAGTCACCTGAACTGTTCCAGTTGTCGCGAGAATCTTACCCTCTTTCGTGTGGCCAGCATATCTTGACGACAGACCGACAATGGTTCGATTCAGTTCCGTCTGATCCCCAATGTCCGGGAAGTGCATGTGAATCGATGGACTCGCACCGTTTCGCATCTGGCTACTACGAGCAGAATCGATCTGCATCTCCTGATCTTTCCATTGTGCCGTTGCTGCCAATGGAGATTGTCCGTCATCCAATGCGACAGGATGCGGAAGCATGATCACTTGCACGTCTCGCGAATCAATCACGGCACCGGCGAACAGTTGCCACCCCGGAAAGTCCGTGAATCCATAGGCGTCCACGCCGTATGCACTGTTGGTCGTTCCGTCAACTCGCCACGCACCATACGGAAACTCCGTCGATGGCATAACCGGCGACGCAGCAGCAGTCGGAATCACATACCTCGCACACGGAATCGGTTTCCCGTTGACTCCCATCAGTTTGGATGGGACGTTCCAAATCAACGCTTTTCCGGTGAGGCACAACTGCAAAGCGTACCGATACCGAAACACCGCCCCAGACTCTCGCGGATTCGGCCGCATCAATCGCTCGACAAGCATGTGATCGACAGGAAGTGGATCTGTCTCAACGTCTTCCATGCCGTAAATCGACTTCCACGTCGAAAACGACCCGTTACGGCGTAGACTCTTGATCCGAGACTTCAGGATCTGCGGGCGCGCCGACTGAAACGCAAACACGTCCGCCGCCATGCAGGAATTCGCGATCGCACTGATGGCGACGTAATCCCATCCGGTGTAACTGTCGGCTTCCTTGCGATGGTCGCTCGCCCATCCACCGGGAATGCCGCTCGCCAACGCCTCAATTGCGGATGCGACAGTCCCATGCGACTTGGAGTCGGACCCAGACTGCTCAAGATCCGTGACGGACACAATCGCTCCGTCTCCACGAAATGCCGCCGACGCCGCCCGATACGCTCGCTTCAATCTTTCGAACATCTGCCGTCTCCCTCAGTTGGGAGAACACGGTAGCAGATTGTCAGCGAAAACGACAAGAGGCGAGCGATCAACTGTGGTTCGGAGTGTCAATGGAGATGAACACGCCAATTACTCAACAATCAGTCTTCTGTACTCCCCGCCGACCAGCTTCGCCGACCTGAGGCAGTGCCCACATCTTCTGATTACAGGCTGAGACAGCCCGCGCCGTCGGCCGGTCTTGCCGCACCAGGGGCAGGTGTAGACCGTGACGGAATCGCCGCGATGTCGCTGGCTGGCTGCGGTCACTCTGGCTCCTTGACGCCGAGAGCCAGTTTGATCACCCGTTCCGCCTCGCACTTGCGGCAGCGAGTCCCGTACTTGTGGGCGTCCGTATCGCAGTCGTAGTTCGCGAAACAATCGAACGCGAACTCCAGCAGGTCCGGCGATGCTTCGATCAGTCGCATGTCCGGATGATCAATACCCTGATACCAATTTGCGTGGTGCTCGCGACCAGTGACTGGCTTCGCCCATTTCGCCGCGGAATACATCAGGCTCTCACGAAGGTCGCGTAGGCGAGCTACGGCCCCTCGCATCCCCCATCGCACAAAATCCATCACAATCACTCCGCGACCAGACAATTCCATTCGCTTGGACTGATTGTTGATCGACCATTTCCACGGCCCCGGCGTTCCCTTGAATTCCAGATCCTCGCTCATTCGCTCTCATCCTCCTCTTGCACCCGTACCAGCATCGTCTCCAGCCTCTGTCGGTAGATCTCGTCGCAGCGTTTCTTGCCGTCGATGGCGGACTTGACATCAATGTAGATCGGGTCGCCGCGATCGTCGTACTCCGCGCCGAGTTTCCACGGTCCGAATTGACCATCTATTTCCTTGCGCCACCTTTCGATGAAGAACGACCAAGGCTCGGTTTTCGCCGAGTATCGCTGACAGTATTCCCCGAACGACTTCTGCCACTTCAGCGGCCGAATCTTGTAGGTTGCTTCACTCACGCCTCACCGCCTTTCTGCTTCCGGTGCCTCTCGACAATCGCCGCCGCCGACTGTGCTCCCATCGGTCCGTCCCACCAGTCCGCCGCGTTGAGGATGCCGCAGTCGCTCTCAGCCTCTTCACGAGTCCGTCGCGTCCACACTGACTTGCCGTCGACAATGACGTGATAGAGGATATGGCCTTGCGAAATGGTCTCTTCGCTGACCGTGGCCCTTTGCCAGAACGGCGGAGCACCGCACACGTGGCATATGGTGAAGTCTGGCGACGTCCAGTTTCCGCAAGTCGCACACGCAATATCATCAGGTTCAGGGCTCACGCTTCACCGCCCTTCCGTGGTAATCGTCGCCGCAATGAAACTCGGTGGACGTTTCAAGGCAGAAAGTGCATCCAAGAAGGCACGCGGCGGAGAATACTCGTCAGCGAGCAGTGCCGTTGAACACACCAACTCAGTCCCGGCAGACTCATCGTTGCCGAGCGCGAAACTCGCCACCATCGCAATCCGATGCTCCTTGCAGATACGGATGATCTCCGCCATCAACGGATAAATCTGGTCGTCGTACACAGACTCTTTTGTCTTAGCCATCACTCACCGCCCTTCTGTTTCAGGAACTTCATGCCATCCCTCGACACGCGATACAGCATCGAAAAAGTACGGATCGCGAGCCCCTTGCGGACCAATGCGTCAGCCGTGATTTTACCGTTCGGCGACTTCTCGCCGTGTGTGACGAGCACTGCAGTGATTACCGCCGAATCATGATTCCACGGTGCGGCAGCGAGGAACCGTAAGGCCAACATCTGGCGACGGGAAATGGCCATCACTCACCGCCTTTCAGGTCGTCGCTCGCTGGGAACAAACTTCTCGCCACCTGCTGCTCTTCTCCAACCTGCCGCTGCCATCGCTTGTATCGCTTCACCACGATCTCCAGGCATTCCCCGTACGTCAGGTGTGACGTATCTGGCAGGGTTCTGAGTTTCATTGCGTCCCTCCACCAGTTCGTTGAGTCCACTGAATCAAGCCTGCGAATGTGCGTGTATGCTCGCAGCGCCCATCCGTGGACGTGGATGTCTTCTGGGACACGATCACAGACGCCGCGAATCCATCGCTCCTTGCCATGTCGCGGCGGCTTCAGTCCGACGCCAAGCCATCCGCCTCGCTCCCTCGCAAGTGGAATCAGATCGTCGAGCAGTTCATCCGGATCGGTGTCATGCATAGTCGGAAACCCGCCGAACCGTTCGTAATTGTCGAGAGACCTCCTCCAGTCCCCGCTAATGTCGTCTAATCCCGCAATCGCATCTGCATGCCCTGCCCATCGCTGACACCAATCACGGTACTTTTCGCCGTCGATCTTCTTGCCGCTGTTCAGCTCCGAGAACGCCCCTGAGTCGATCAAGATCCGATCAAATGACGCCTGGTATCCGTCTATCCACGGCGAGTAGCATCCGAACGAGATCAGTACTGGCATGTCACACACATGCTCTGCCTGCTGCTGCGTGTTCGGCGATGCGAGATATACGATCACGCGACACCCCACGTCTTGTGGGCCTGCACCCCGAGCCGCCAACTCGGATTTTCCAACACGAACTCGCGGCATTCGTCGGTGTTTCGTGGCGTGCTTTCTCCGGAAACCCATAGGGGGGTTACGTACCTGTACTGGAAACCACAAGCATCAAAAGACGCCCAATCAGACAGCCTGCACTTTCCTAGCCCTGGAACAAGATTGATTTGGTGGCCTGACCAAATCCGCAGTTTGTCAGGAGAAAAATGCGGGCTAATGCTCAGGAAATCGACGTGTTCTGCAGCCAACCCAAGCGACCGCACTCCAGAAGATGCCAACCCCACTTTGCCACAGCATCGCAATGCGTCGACAATCTGAGTTAACTCTTGATCTGATGGCTCTCCGCCAGTGATCCAGATCCATTCCGAGCTTGCTTGCTCCGTTCGCACGCGATCTACCAACTCATTGACAGAGACTCGCTCTTTGGCGGCATAGTCTGTGTCGCATAAACTGCATCCGACCGAGCACCCGGCCAACCGAACGAACACCATCGGAACCCCGATGAGCGTCCCTTCGCCCTGAAGCGTTAGCTGCACTCCGTTTTTTGCGAGCAGAACCCCCATGCTCACGTCCCTCCCGTCGTGTCATCGGCGGGGATCGGCTCGACGGTCAGTCCCCAGAAGCGACCGAACTCTATTTCGCTCCTGACGTACCCATCCTCAGAAAGGTAACTGACGCCGTCGGGCAAATATCTGTATGCAACTGGTCGCAGGCCCTGATCCTTCAACATCGCCACAGCTTCCGGATCGACCTCGACCGTCACCACGTCGGGCAGGCGGCGGATTAGGTCGTGTGGATCCTCGCAATCGTCGAACACCAGCCCGTCACTCGTGACATTGTCGGACCAGTTGTTGGCAGTGTTCCGCAGCAGCACGATGAATGGGTACATAGCGTTAACGATATTGCTCTTGCCGACCACTTCCGCCGTGGTGACCCCATCGCGGCAGAGATACCTGCCGCCGACCTCGATCACGAGCGGCGGATTGTCGCTGGGTGGTGAGTCTTCGCTAAATGGGGGGCTCTGCGGCTTAAGTGGGGGGCTGTCCTCGTTAAGTGGGGGGTTGGCTCCGCTGGGTAGTGAGTCCCCGGGATTGGCGTCCCACTCCTCTGGCGTCAGTTCGCCTCGCATCGTCCTAATCAGTTTGTCCAGTTGTTCTGCGCAAACATCAGCCGACTCAATGTTTTTGAATGACAGCAGAAAGTCGCCCGCACTGACCTGGGTATCTTCGCGGCAGTAGCTTCCGACAGCGTGGTCTACGCCAGTGTCTCGAAACACGAGACTGTATGTACCTGTCGTGTCTTTGGATAACAGAACAAGAATTCGTCCAGTGCCGCACACAATTTGACACATGACGTTCTGCGTCACGTCCCCGGAATGCGGAGCAGGCGAAACACTGCCTGCGGATTGTTCGACGACATCCGCCACACGCTGCACACAAGTCTCGCACTGAACTTGTCCAGCGTCCAAGTCCGGCGAACGATCTTCCCCGCGTCCATCTCCACTGCCACCCACCTGCTGCTGTCCATCGGTTTGCTCCTGGTTCGGTTCTGAAATGCTGTCGACGCGGCGAACGAGGTCTGCCTCGCTATGGGTTTCGGAATCGACATACCGACCGTCCACCATGTACGTGAACCCCTGATACGACAGTGGGTGCGTTTTGAAGTAAGCGTTGTCGCGGTCAGTCGACTCAAGCGGACCGATCAATTTGCCGTAGCCGTCTACCCATATCTCGCCAACCTGCGGATTCGGTCGCTCGGCAGTCACCGTTGTGACCTTCGCGTCATACGTCCCGGCCTCCATCTGCTCGGTGATGCGTTTCAATCGGTCCAGCGTCTTCTGCTCGACGGACGGTGCGGATGGATCCTGATTCGGCTTGCATGTCGGGCACCAGTGCGGAATATGCTTCTCCGCCGCCAGCACCTCACGCATGGCACTACACCCTACGCCGCTGCATTTGATCATTAGCGTCTCCGGCTCCGGTGCGGCGGTTTCTGGCGGCGTGTAGGTAACCCATCCGTAATCGGCTGGATTGCTTTGTCCGTCGGTGAATCTCTCCATCGCCCTTTGTGCCGACGTAGCCCTCAATCCTTTGTCGTGGCCCCCAAACGGACACACCATCCCAGGTCTCTCTCTGTCGAGCACGCCGCACCCGTTCGGCGTCAGCGTGAATCGCGGCGGCTGCTCGGGCACCGTCGCTGAATCGACCTGCGGGGATGCTTTGACCGGATTGCGTGCGATCATCTCTCGAATAAACGCATCGTCGCGTGCGTGATCCTCCGGAGTCTCGGCCCACTCCAGTGATCCGTCGATCATCCATTCATAGATCCGGCCGATCTGATTCCATCTCACGTCGGGATTGACGTAGCGACCGTCGAGAATCAGCAGGAAGTCTCCCTTCGCGTTTCGGCGAACGATCAAGTCACCCGGCTGCGACGAAAGAGGCACCGTCTCGTCGCGTCCGCTGGAGTCTGTGCGTGGTGCTGGTCGATTGCTCACGCTGTCGTAGTGCCTGTTCAGCGTTTCGGCACACAGTTTCGCGTGTCGGCTTGCAACTTCTGGATCGGCAGTCGGCGTGAACTTCGCCACCGCATTCCCGTCCGGTCCGAACACCTGAGCAACGACGCAATGTCCCGGAATTCCGTCCTGCTTTGACGCCGTGAACAATTGCGGAGTGCCGCACTCGTCGGAATCGACCTGCGGGGCTGCGGGCGTTTTCAGTTCGCATTCGCACGGAATGTTTATCGGCGATCCGTTTTCCGTGAACCCACCTGAATCAACGGCCCCAGAACCATTACAAATCGGACACGGACCCGTTTCCGACTGCTCATCCTCGAACGTCACCCCGAGAGCCTTCGCGGCGGCGTCGACTGCTGCGGCGGGCGTGGGGCCGCGACCCAATACCTTGAATGTCTTCTCAAAACGGTCGATAACGTCCCATGTGTTGCCTCCCGCAACGCGATTTGTGAGCAAGACAGGAATGCACTTGCCGTTGGTGTTATCCCACAGTTCCCGCAACCGCTCCTGCCATCGCCGCTCGTCAGCGAGTTCGGACTGCAGGCGGTCACGCTCAGCGACGATATCGCTAATCCGTTGGTCTTTATGGTCATGAAGAGCCAGTAACCGGTCACGCTGTGACTTGACCGCAGCGAGTTCCGACTTCAATTCGGCGTTCACCCGCAGCAGTTCCGCCGAGACCGATTCCGCCTGCGTCGCCTTCATCCGTTCGACGGCAAGCTCCGCCGTCAATTCATCCGAGTGCTTGCGAGACCGCTCCACCACCGTCGCGAGCATCTTCTGCGCGTGGGAGAGGTGGGATTGCAGGCCGTCACGCTCAGACTTCGCCGCAGCGAGTTCTTTGTTCACGCTCGCATTCGCGATCAACGTCTTCTGAAACAGATCGCTGAGCCGTGCATTTTCCGCTGCCGAACGGTCAGCAGCGTCGTCCGGCGTCGGCACTCGCTCCGCAGGGACCGCAGACGCCTCGCCGCCCTCGTAGCATGGAAACCACGTCTTACCGTCGTGGGAGCCGTAGATTGGAGGATCTTCGGCCAGGTCCTTCCACGACCACATCGCATCGCTGGTCGCGGCACCCAACTCGTCGACATCTTCGATCGCATATTGATCGACGATCCTGACCCACCGATACCCCGGCCAAGTCTCCCGCGTGTACGGCTTCCGGTTCTGATTCTCGCTCATCTGCTATCCCCTTGCTTTCTGATGATTGACGCCACGCCGTTCTGAAACGGACGCAAGCCACAATCGGATCACGCCTTGATCGTCAAATAACTCCACGTTCCGTCGGGATCGTCGGCTGAATCACACTGCTCAATCTCGACGATTCGAC